GCGGGGCATCCGGGTCACAGTTGCAGCCGATGATGCGACGCGGCTCATGAACCACGATGCCATGGCAGTTGAGACACTTAACGCTTGCGACGTTTCCGTTTGCTGTCATCGGTGTACCACTCCCCTCTTCGATACAGGTGACACCAGCAGTGGCACTGTGTGACCACGCCGTCCGGCCACTGGGCGAGGATCAGCTCGACCTCGCCACAGTGGCGGCACATGGTGGCGTAATCAGAAAGGGGCTTCGAAGTCGTCGTCATCGGCGACACGTGCCGGCTTCGCATTCGCCGGCTTATCAGTAGTGACTGCCCACAGTTCAGCATCATCGAACTTGGCGGCACGCTTCACAAGCCACACCGTCTTCTGTTCTCCGCTCTTGTTGGTGACAGCAACCTCATCGCCGGGTTCCCCTTCGAACCGGGTCTTGACACCCCACGATTCGTCCTTCAGTTTGTACCACGTTGCACTCATAGCTCACTCCCCTGACTCAATGCGAGTCTCAGTCGGTCGACCATGCTTTTATACATGGCGATTTCTTTTTGTAGTTCCGCAATCTTACTGCGGTCTTCATCACGTTGCTCACGTAGTGAATCAACAGTGATCTGAAGATCATTTAACCATGCCTGGTATGTGATGTTGTCGTTTTCGCTCATGACTTAAACGTAACGAACTTTGTTGGTGAAGGTGTGGATGCTCGACGTTCGGCCGGTGTCATCCCACCCCAGATGCCGTGGTTGATTCCGTTCGTGATCGCATACTCGAGACACTTCTGCCGGACAGGGCACGACTTGCACACGTTGATCGCCGGCCTTGACGCCTTGGACCACGGGTTATCGGGGAAGAAGTCGAGGTCGTCTCTCCCCTTGCATGCTGCTAGTTCGTCCCAGTCACGCTCGACCAGTGCTAATGCGAACTCTTCCATAAGTGCCCTCCACTCATAATCCCCACGGCTTCCAGCCGTTCCCGTTTGTTTCTTTCGAGTAGTCATAGATAGCTTTCGCGGCGAGCAGATTCGTGAATGGGTCGAACAGTTGTTCGCATCCCACAGTACGGAGCACGCCGATGGATTGCAAGTATCCGTTCGGATACCAGCGGGTAGGCAAACACCAGCTGCGGTCATTGACTTGCGCGATACCGATATCGGTGGACCCATCCCGGTTCAAGGTCGTGTTGTGTTGTGACGGATCACATCGGGACTCACGCCACAGCACATAGTCCAACGTGGCCATGCTGTCGGCATGCCAGCCGGCGTCAGCCGCCAACCCCCACCACTGCGGGCAGCGTGCAGTAGCAGGGGCTGGGGCCACGGTCGTAGCGGGCACGGAGAGGCCTCTGTCGTGCGCCAGGATCGACGCAACGGGCCGGAGCGGCCTGGGCTGGGGGGTCGGGTCAGGACTCCCCCAGAAGCCCATCAGAACGAGGGCGGCGGTCGCGCCTGAAAGCAGGCGAGTGAGCCAGTCCATCAACTGTGGTTCAGCTTAGTCGACAGCAACTCGGTCAGCTCCGCGAACTCGGTGAGTGTCATGAGACAGATCCCTTCGCTCGTGCCGTCCGGCATTGCGATCATCACGAACGGACGTATGTCACCGATGGATTTGCTGGCATCCGACTGGGCCTTCGCGGCGAAGAAGCGAGTAGCAATCGGTGCGACTTGAGCACCAGCCTTTGACTCCACACGATACGCGCCCGTCCAGTGTTCTTCGTGCCGAGAGCCAGCGTTGCCAGTCGCAAATAAACCCAGCTTCTTACGCGCACGTCGAGCCTTGGAATCACCCTTCGTACGGTTCCGTTTTCCGCGCGCCACAGGGTCATTACAACCTTTGACTCGTCTCTTACCATCACGACCAGCTTTTCCAAGCAGCCCAAATTTGGGGCAACCATCCAAGGTGCAACGGTCGTGGTTGCCTTGACATTCACCTTTGCGTTCATCCATTACCGTCCCCACCGATCCAACACTGCATTGGTTATCAACGCCGTAACCACGGATACCAGCACAATAAGCAGAAAGTTGGTCACGCGGATCCTCCTTCACTCCCCTTGCGTGCGTTCAGTTCGTCCAACAGGCCATCGATGAGATGCTTCGCTTGGCGTCTTGTGATCCCGGAGAAGTGCTCGTAGTCGGGACGGATCCCGAGCTGCATCTTCAACGCATAGATCATCTTCAGTTGCCTGTCGGTGATCAGATCTCCGCCGCTCACCGGGACAGCCTCCGCAACCCGAGCTTGATCAGCATGATCAACACGACTGTCAGATAGTTGCCGATGACCACGGCCACGATCGTCTCGATCACTTCTGTCTCGCTTCCAGATTGTCGATGATCTGGTTCGCCTCACCCTTGGTCAGGTTCTCAAGCTTGCCGAGCGGACGATTAATGATCTCCGACGCAGCCTCCGTCTTGTCAGTCAATGACTCGTGACCGAAACCGGCGAGCATCGCACGGATCTTGCCGATCTGTGCCTGCGACGCCTTCGCACCCGGATCCTTAATCACCGGCTTGTCCTCTTGGGCGGAAGGGAACACCTTCTGGATCTGTTGCACCAGGTCCTGTGCTGCTGCCTCCGGCTTGGCTGGCTCGAGCTTCTTGAATGCGTCACGCAGTTTCGGCATGTCCGCATCGGTCAGCTCGTTCAGATCAACGCCGGCCTCACGTGCCACGTCCTGAGCATCGAGGCCCTTCTTCGCGCACGCTTCACGGAACTTGGTGAGCATGTCGGCAGTCAAGCGCTTAGAGAACTCTTGCGTCGCAGCAGCGACCGACGGAATATCGTTCATGCGCTGCACCTTGGCCATCTCTTCACGGGACGGACGAGGTGCAGTCTTCGACTGGAACAAATAGTTAGCCAAGCACCTACCGATCGCGGACGTCTCTGCGTTTTCGACGAACGATGTGCGGTTCACCGGGGATGCATCACGCACCTCTTCGGCGTAGCCGGTGGCCACAGGTCGAGGATCGCTGATGTCCTTGTAGATCTCCGCCTTGAAGACGACACGGTTCTCGTCGTAGTGGTAGATCTGCGTGAACACTTGCCCATTGGGGAACTGTTCCCAGAACTTGGCGAGCCGTGTCTCGACGGTCTCGTAATTGTCAAGGTTGAATCGCATGGCTATTTATCCTTCCCCACCACACGGAACGTGCGGTACTTGGTTTGTTTTTTATACTTCGTAGCAAGAGCAGGATGCTCCGCCTCGAACTTCTTCATGTCGAACGACGTGCGTGACGCCGTCTTCCAGGTGACCAGCAGCTCATCTTGCATGAGTCCGTACTCGGCTTCGCCGAGCATCTCGCAGATCTGTGCCTTGATCAGATCCTCGACGGTCTCGGCTTGCTGCTTCTGTTCCTTGGCCAGCATGTAGCGCTCGAGCATGGCGAGCACATCGGGGCCGAGATCGACTGCCTTGTCTGGATCCTTGTCGCCTTCCGGGAAACGCTTGACGACGTGCTTGTATTCGACGACGGCGTCGCTTGGCATCATGCCCATGTCGATGGCGGCCAGGAACTCCCGGCACTTCTCGATGTGATAGCCGCGCTCATCGCTCGAGACCGTCTGCTTATGCACGTGGATGTCGAGCGACGAGTCGAAGATGATCCAGAAGATGTCCCGGTTGCCGGTGCAGATTGATTGCTGCACACCCTGCCAATGCCAGTACGGCTCGAGGACACCACGCCAGTGGCGGGCGATCGTCTTAATCTCGTACACGTCGTTCGCCGCATCCATGCGGTCAAGTGTTGCGATCAGCCGGACGCCCGGCTCGTCCCAGCAGTACATCACTTCGGGTTCGTACAGCTCCCGGCCGATCAGTTTCTGTGCCATGCCGGCAACCACCGGCTCGAGCGTGGTGCCACGTGCCATTGCCTGGTTGGCTTCCTGTGGTTGCGGCGGCTGCGCTGCCAGCAGATCGGTAGCCAAATCCGCTTTGGTTACGAACGGATGCTCACCGTGAACGACAGCTGCGAGGCTGGCTGAGATTCGCGCCAACCCTTCCTCTGTCTTCCAACGCAGCGCAAGCCAGTCAGCGGACCCGTGTTCGGGTTTCGTAATCGTGTAGTGCATCTCCATGCCTCTCAGTTGTAATTGATGTTGAGTGCACCTTAGCGACAAGGTGTCACAAAGTCAAACAATCAATTCCGACCAGTTAGGTTCACCTAACACAACGATCCTGTTGACCATCCCCTTCGGGATATGAAGCACCATGCCAACAGACTGCG